AAGCAAGTGAAAGTAAAGTCATATGATAAATATTTCTTACATAGACTATATAGTCTTTCTACCCATTTGATATTATATCCCGGCTTAACAAAAACACAGTAGATATTGATCATGTCCATAAATTTTATCACTTTGAAATGGGGCACAAAATATGGTCCCGAATATGTAAATAGATTATACGCAAGTCTGTTAAATACGTATAATGGCGAATTTGAATTTTACTGCTTTACGGATAATGCAAAAGGATTGCAGCCCAGTATTCATATAAGAGATATTGAAGATCTAAGACCCAATCCTACAAAATGTTTTACTATAGAAAAAATATATCTCTTTGATCCTAATATATCTAAGTTAAATGGTCCTTGTGTTCTACTTGATCTTGACATACTCATTATCAATGATTTAAATATTTATCTTTCAGATTACAATTTTAGTGAAGGTCGTTTCATTAAAAACTATTGGAATGGAATAGAACAAGGAAAGATCCTAAGTCAATTTGGAAGATGCTGGTTAAATAGTTCTTTTGTTACTTGGAAAGAAGATCAACTATATCATATCATTGAATTTTATAATAAAAATAAAGATATCATAGAATTAAAATATGGTGATTTAGATTTTTTCTTATTTCAAGCTATGAAAAATAAGTTGACATATCATCCAGAAAATATAATATATTCATATGTTGACGGTGCAAATGAGAATGATACGATTCCTTATTTTTATAGAAAAAATTATAGTTTAGTATTATTTAATACATCACATGGAAGAGGAACAGAATTACATGATGCTAAAGATTGGACAGAAAGTCTTTGGAAAAAATTTGACTGATGTATATAATGAAATATTTGAAAAATTTAAAACTCCTGTAATAGAACATGCGCTTTTTCAAATATTAAAAATGTATTCTAGTTCTAGTTTTGCAAAAAAAGATCAGTTATGTGTAGATATTTTGTTAGAATGTACTAACAACTTGAAAAAAATTGCTATTGTTGGATGTGTTTTTCCTATTACATATTTAATCAATATAAAAGAAAAATACCCAGATATTGAATTTGTTATAATTGATGAAGGTCATATTTTATCTTTGATAGAAAAATATTTAAAAGAAAAATTTAACGCTACACTGATGCCAATAAATCCTTTATTCAATGATATTACCGATCATCTAAAAGATGTAGATTTGATCATTTATCCAGAAACTGAATTACTAGTTCCTTTTGATATGTTAAAATACAAAAATAAAAAACCAATTTTTGCAGTAAATTTTTTTTATTTAGACTATAAATTAAATATAAATCAAGCTTTCAATGAAGATGATCTTGCTGATATGTGTTTAATGTCTACAGATCATATATCTGGACAAATTGATTTAGGAAGTAAAAAAGCATATTATGTTTTAGGTAATCCTGATGCTTGTTAATTTCATAACATTTAAATGGGGAACCAAATATGGACCTGAATATGTGAATAGATTATATAGAACATTGCTGAATACATATTCAGGAAAATTTATATTTTATTGCATAACAGATAATCCTGCAGGATTTGATGATGGTATAGTTTCTATAAAAATGAATTCTATCATACCATCAACTAAAGTATTTACTATGCAAAAAATGTTTATTCTTAATGAGCAGTTTACTATAAAAGGAAACAAATGCATACTTGATTTAGATATTTTAATTCATAATGATTTATATCCATATTTTAAAGTATATGATTTTAAAGAACCTAGATTTATAGAACCTATTTGGCAAAATAAACAACATATATATGAAACATACCATCATGCTTCATGCATGGTCAATAGTTCTTTTGTCGCATGGAAAGATGATCAATTAAATTTTCTTTATCAATTCTATATTGAACATAAAGAAAAAATTGAATTAAAATATAATAGTTTTGATAGATTTATTTTTTATAATTTCTATGATGTTTTGAAATTTCATCCTAAAAAAATAGCATACTCATATAGTTTTGGTGCAGAATATCCAGATGATTTAGAATATGAAAAATATAGAAATGATTACCTAATGAGTATATACTTAACATCTCATGGAACAGGCACAGAACTACATGATGCTAAAGGTTGGGTGAAAGAACTATGGTATCGCTATGACAGTTGAAAGAGACTATTATTATTGGACTCCCATTAGAGAAAAAGAAACTAAATGTGTTGAAGTAATAAAACAACATTTGAAGAACATATCTAAAGTTTCTATTATAGGATCTAGATATCCATATAATTATGTTACTGAATTGCATAAAGAATATAATTGCAAATTTAATTTGATTGATTTTCATCCCTATTTTGAAAGATGGTGTGCTGAACTTACAACTTTTGCAGATATAAATATCTATAGAATGAGACCTTTGTTTGATGATATAAATGATGTGATTGACAATTCAGATTTAATAATATTTCCTGAAACGGAATATCTCTTACCTTTTGAATATTTGAACTACAATTTTAAAAATAAAAATGTTATGTTTGTTAATGAGTGTTCTGAATATAATCACATAAAAAATAATTTTGCATGTTCCTTAGATGATATGGAAGAACTATGTAATGTTTCTTCTAATATTAAAGGTAGATTGCCAAACAATTCATTCTATTTACTAAAACTAATGTGAGGTTTTTTATGACTGAATATCAAAATTGGAATGATAGTCGTTGGGACTATATGAAGAGTCAAAGCAAATGGCATTTTGACACAAGACGTTTAGCAACAGAAGGATCGGATAGTTATTATAAGATCTGCAGATTTGAAGCAGATTGGACAGATGCTATTGCTCGTTGTATGCCACAGACACGTAGTAGCACTTGGGGAGACCGCAATGACTGGAATCCTAAAGTAGCAGAAGAAGGTCTATATAGCGCAACAGCAGAAGAAAAAGATTTAATCCGTGCGGGTGCAGATCCTAAAATGCAGATCTATGAACGCACAAAAGCAGATGATATTGAGATCTTTCAAAAAGTTAGTAGGTGGTTAGGTATGGATCGTCCTATGATTAAATTTCATAATCAACGCACAGGACAGATGCTAGTAGAACATATTGATAATTTTGCTGCCCGTGAAGAACGTGAAAATAGTTTCAAGGTAATTGATATTGATAAGCAACCAGAGTTAATGCGTCGGTTCGCTATCATGTTAGATGATTGGAAACTAGGACAAGTTTTTCAATTAGGCAACGCAAACTTTCACCAATGGCGTAAGGGTGACTGCATTACATGGGATTGGAAAAACATCCCACACGCCACTTGCAATATGGGATGGGAAGATCGTCCTATGCTACAGATCACAGGTTATGTGACTGAAAGAACAAATACAATTATTAGAGAAAGATCACGGAAACAAGTAGTGGAGATAAAGTAAATGATTAAGTCCTTATTTACAGCAATTATGATTATGTTTTCTAGCGTAGCATATGCATGGGAACCCCCAAAGACAGTAACAGTTATTGTTGGCAATGCACCAGGTGCGGGTAATGAAATTGCTTTTAGAAAACTTGCAAGCATTGTTAATAAAGAACATCCAAATGTTAGTTTTGTAGTGCAGCACATGGCAGGTGCAGATCAAGTAGTTGCATTAAATCATTTGATGAACCAACCTAATAATGGTTCTGTATTAGCAATTCCTAGCAAGATGAATTTTGTTACTAATGATATTTGGCAAAAGAAAAGCAAGAAATTTCAATGGGATTCTTTTAGTTATATCACAAGTATAGGTGATAGTCCTTTAGTTCTTGTTGCTCATAAAAGCAGTAAAGTAAATACACCACAGGAATTTATGGATCGTATTTCTAATACTAAAGAACAAATCATTGTTGCTATTGGTGGCGGCGCTCATAGGACTGCTTTAGAATATTTGATTTATAATGCTAAAGCAGATAAAGATCTTGTAAAGCATTTAAATTATCAAGGACCTGCACAGGCACTATATAGTGTAATTCAAAATGAAACTGAATTTGGTATCATGCCAATTACTATTGCACAAGCACAAATAGATGATGGCGCAGTTAAAGCAATCGGATTTACTGGCAATGCAACGTTACCACAATATCCTAAAGTTCCTTTGTTGAATACTGTTGCTCCTGGCATTGATGTTCAAGCAGGATGGTTGCTCATAGCACCACCAAAGACACCTGAAGAAATTGTAAAGTGGTATAATGCTGCATTTGTCAAAGCAATAAATTCTGCAGAATTCAATGAATGGCAAGACAAAAACATTGTTACTGTTGTAATTGAAGATTTAACGCCATCAGGAATGAGAGATAAGTTGAGCAAAATAAGACAAACATTTCTTCCTATGCTAAATCAAGTTATTACTAATGAAGGTGAACAGTGAAGTATATATTTTTAGCAGGAGCTCCAGGATCAAAATGGAGTAGTGTTTGTAAAAATATATATTTTAGCAAAGATATAGATCATACAGATTATAGTGAAGAAAGAACATATTGGCATGATGCATGGGGAGAAAAAAACCTCATGCATATTGCTAGTTACTTTGATCCTGGAATGGAATTTGGTGACGGATTTGAAAAGTTAAATCAATATTCAAAAGAAAAATGTGAAGTTAAATTTGATGAACCTTTTTCAGGTAATGGTATTAAATTAATTAAAAGTCATGTTTTTTGTCATCACTTAGATTTTATTGCTAAAACATGGACTGATTGTCCTATCATTTTAGTTGATAGACCTGATGATGCTTGTTTAGGATGGTGGGTACGTTGTGGGCATTTCAATATAACATATCCTAAGTATGATAAATACTATATTGATTTGAATCATATGGCAAAACATATTGATAATCAAAACTATGATATGCGTAAATTCTATACAACGTCTAATAAAGTCAAAAGCATTAATGATAGTGTAGAACTTTGTAATAAAATAGGTATTTCTATACCTAATAATAAACCTCAAATATATGCAGAAAATGATATAAATGTGTTTTTATATAATGGAGATAAATTATGAAAATTTTTGGATTGATTAAAGAAGCAAAAGATGAGTTGTTGTGGAGATTTACCTATGATGTACACACTCTAATCCTTGATAAGTATTACAGCACATACTGGCGAAAGTGGAATGATACTAGTGTTATGACAGCTACAGGTCATAAGCCTATTGCTGATAAAGTAAATAAACTTAATCCTAAAACTGTTCTTGATGTTGGTTGCGGATATAATGAATATAAGCCTCATATTAACTGTGATGAGTTTGTAGGTATTGATCCATATAATGATGCTGCAGATGTTAAGCAAGGAATCTATGAATATTATCAAAACAATAAAGAAAAGCAATTTGACGTTCTTCTAGTATTGGGTTCTCTTAACTTTGGTCCTTATGATAAGATAATTGAAGAGATTGATGCTGTTGATAAAATGACCGTACAGGGTGGAAGGCAGTATTGGAGAGTTAATCCAGGAATTCCTCATATATGTCCTGAATTCCCATTGGCGGAATTAATTGAGTTCTTTGATTGGACTGAAGAATTCATCAAGAAAATTGCTAATATGTATGGATATGAGATTGAAGAGTTTGGTGAAGAAGTAAACAAGAACGGCGACAAGAGATATTATTTTTGTTTTCATAAAGTATAAATAAGAATAAAGGAAACAGATTATGGCAACAAAATTAAATCTAGTTATTGATCAAGGTGCTACATATTCTAATTGTGCTATCATTGCTTATGATAGCACAAATACTGCTATTAATCTGACAACATATACTGTTGCATCTAAAATTAGAAAACATTATACATCTACAAATGCTGTATCATTTACTGCAACTGGGAATAGCACAGGATATGTTACTCTTGCTTTAACATCAAATGCTACAGCAAATATTGTTGCAGGTCGTTATGTTTATGATGTTGAAGTAACAAGCAATACAGGCATTGTAACTAGAGTCAAAGAAGGAATAGTTACAATCACACCAAACGCAACATACTAGGAGATAATTATGGAATTGACAACAGAAATGATCTTGGAAGAATTTCCAAATGCAAAACCTGAAATTGTAGATGCCCTTTGTGGTTCATTGGACCTATTGAAAGAATATGAAATCAACACTCCTCTTCGTCTAGCACATTTTCTTGCACAGTGCTCACATGAATCTGGCGGGTTTAGAGCAGTAGAAGAAAATCTTAACTATAGAGCAGAAACTCTTAGCAAAGTTTTTCCTAAGTATTTCAAAGACAAAAACCCAGATGACTATTCAAAGAAACCAGAAAAAATTGCTAATTTAGTTTATAGCAATCGTATGGGCAATGGTGCGCCAGAATCAGGTGACGGATATCGTTATCGTGGTCGTGGACTTATTCAACTAACCGGCAAATCAAACTACGAACATTTTGCAAAAGATTTAGAAATTTCTTTAGAAGAAACTGTAAAGTTAGTTTCTTCTCCTGCAGGTGCAATCGAATCTGCTGCATGGTTTTGGTATAGCAATGGATTAAATGAACTTGCTGACACTGATGATGTTACTAAGGTAACTAAGCGTATCAATGGCGGAACAATTGGTTTAGCAGAGCGCGAAACTCACACAGAATCTTTTAAGGAAATGTTGGGAGTTTAAGTCTCTATAAATAATAAAAATGGAGATTTATGACCATGGCATCACCAAAAACTAGATCAGAATTTAAAGAATATTGTCTTCGTAAGTTAGGTAAACCAGTAATAGAAATTAATGTTGATGATGATCAGGTAGAAGATCGCATTGATGAAGCATTGAAGTATTACTACGATTACCACTTTGATGGTGTTGAAAAACAATACTATCGCTATGTTTTTACTGAAAAAGATTTTCCTGGTGCTGTAAA